CCGCTGAAGCAAATAAAGAGTTGGAGCGACAAAGCCAAGTTGCAATGCAAACCAAAGATCAACTATTGGCACTTGAGGGTGTTAAACGCCAAGGGGCTAAAGATGATCTTTCTGCGGCATTCAAAGCACAAAATCAATCGTTAAAAGAATTAAATTATCAATTTAACGCACACGTCATTGAGCTTCAGAATGCTTATCGTGGAAATCTTCAGATTACTGAAATTTCCAATAAGGTACGTTTAGGGCAACTCAGTCAAAAGGATGCAATTGAGCAATTAAATAAATTAGATTTTATTACTCCAACTCAACTTAACCAAGTTATTGATAGTAATAAAAGTTATGAAGAGCAAAGAGTTAAAGCTCAGCAAACTTCGGAAGCCCTGTCTGTTTATGGGATTAAAACAACCTTGGCAGGGAATGCAGCTTCAAATGCAGCGGGTTTAATTGCTAGAAACACTTCTGAATTGCACAGTAATAAAGAAGCAGCTGAAAGTGCTTCTGAAGCGCAACAGAAATATGCACAATCTCTTGCGGATCGTAAATATTACGCTGAATACAAACGTGTTTTAATGGAAACTTATAGTTTTGCTGAGAAAAAAGCCAATGAGTATGCAGAGGCTCAAAAGCAAGCAGGTGGAGCAGGGGCAAGAATTTCAGCGGATCAAAAAACACAAATTGGTCAAACTTTAAAAGCAGAAGAGCAGCTTCAAAGTTTAATCAATAAACGAAATGAAGCTGAGAAAAAAGCCAATCAAAAGCCAAAAGCAACGAAGAAAGAAGATAAGTCTAAAGAAGAGGAGCAACGCTTAAAAGAACAAATTGTTTTTCAATATGCAAATAGAGAAAAGCAAATTGAGCTTGATTTATCCCGTCAAATTGGGGAAATACGTAAGGCACGATTTGAACCACAAGCAACTTCTGAATTTATACAAGTTGCTGAAAATCGAGCTACGTTGGAAAAACAGATTTATCTCTCTCAAAAACAATACGAAATTAGCGAATTTCAATTAACAGAGGAGCAAAAGTTAGAAGAAAAATACAAAATTAATCAGCTACTCATAAATGCTGATTATGAAATGCGTGATGATATGAAAGATACGGCAAATAAAGCCTTATCTGATCAGTATCAATTCGAGTTAGGTAATTTGGAACTAGCTAAAAACAAAAGGATTAGTGATGCAGGTGAAGCACTTCGTTCTGAACTAAATAATATCGAAATTCGTTATGCATTTGAGCGTCAAGAAATTGCTCGTAATTTCAGTTTATCTGAGGATGAACAACGTAAACGGTTAGATTTACTAGAGGCAACACATCAGTTTGATAAACGCAAAAGATACGAGTCAGCAGCTTCAGCTTGGGGTGGTACTTATGCGGATATGACGGGTCAGTCTGAACAGTACAATATTGAGCAGACTCGCTTCAGTCGTTACGACGAATCTCAAGCTTTGTTTGATTCTCAAATGGCTTTGGCTGATACAGCTACGCAGAGGGAAGCGATTTGGCTTGCACATAATGATCGTATGTACCTTATTGAGAAAAATTACTCAGATGCAAGAACTGAACTTGGATTGCAAACAATGCAAGGTGTTTTTGGCGGATGGTCTAATGTGTTTAAAGAAGCACTAGGCGAGCAATCAGGGTTTTACAAGGCAGCTTTTATTATGCAAAAAGCTGCTTCAATTGCTGAAGTAACTATGAATGCGCCAAAAACATTTTCAAGTACTTTAGCATCAGTTTCTGCTGTTCCATTGATTGGTCCATATATAGCTCCAGCAATGGCAGCTGGGGCGGTAGCGTTACAATATGCTCAAGTCGGCTTGTTAAATAATGTTCAGCTAGGCTTCTATGGTGGTGGATACACTGGTGATGGTGGCAAGTATGAAGATGCAGGACGGGTTCATAAAGGTGAAGTTGTTTGGTCTCAAGATGATTTGAGAGCTTGGGGTGGTAAGGAAGTTGTAGAGAGTCTCAGAACACAGAGATCCTTTACATCATCTTCACCACGTTCAACTCCAAAAATTAATTTAGGCGATTCATCTAAGTTTAGTATGCAGATCGTGATTAATAATTATTCAACTGCTGAAGTGAATGCTCAACAAAATGCAGATGGTACAGTGACTATAGATATTGTTGATCAACGAATTGCGCAATCTTGGCAAAGATTAAGAAGTGGAAATAGCAATGAGTCTCAAGCTATACAAGGTGCATTTGGCTTAGCGCCATCAAGGGGATGAAATGGATACTTTTAAATTTTGTGCCTTGCAAAATGGTTACGATTTCACTGTTGGCAATAATGTACGGCAACAACAGCTTGAAGGGGGCTTGCCTCGTCAAGTTGTTAAGTTTGTAGGTGCTGCTCATAAAGTAACTGTACAGGTTTCACTTAAAGATGGTTTAGAACGTCAGTTATTCTGGGCATTTTGGCGTTTAAATCAAACCAAGCTATGGCTTTGGAAGTTAATTCTTGATAATGGGGGGCTTGAGGATTGCATTTGTCAATTTGATGCGGATAGCGTTCCAACAGAGTCATACATTAATGGAAAGGTGAGAAGAATGCAGTTTTCAATTTTTGTTAAACCAATTGTTCGAGATCCTGATTTTGACCGTTGGCTTATTGATATGTGGCAAAATGGGAAAATTAACACGATTCAGGATTTGGAAAAAATTCCGAATGTCTGGATGCCTGCTGCAACGGGGGTGTAAATGCAAATTTCTGAAGATATGCTCAATGTGCTTGATCAATCCAGTGGTCCATTTGGTTTGATTGAGTGTGTTGAGATCAGTCATTCAAAATGGTCGTCTGTTCAACGTTTTGTAACCAATTCAAATTTGAATCTGGTGCTCAAGCATGAAGATGGTCAAAGCTTTGAATATGTTTTTGCACCACTGAATATTTCTAAAACTGCTGAAAGTGGCAACTTGGATCAAGGTCTACATATTAAAATCGGTGATGTTGGGGAGCTAATACCTGACTTGATAGATTTAATACTTGATGATGAAGATATTGAGTTGCCCAAGGTGAATTATCGAGCATATTTTATTGGGCAATATGATTCACCTGTTGTTGTTGCACGTGCATTAGATTTAGAAAGTATTACCCGGGACTGGAAAGGTTCTGAGTGTGAAGTTGTTGCACCAGGACTAAACGACAATGGCAACGGTGAAGTCTATTCAGCGAGCACTGATCCGAGTTTAATAAGTTTCTACTAATGAATGATTTATTTAACTGTGTCTATGACAAGCAAAGATTTCACTGTGTCCATTTCGTGATAAAAGCTGCTCAATCGCTGTATCATAAAGATTATTCATCCAGTTTTATTGGTTTGACTGATTCGCTTGATCAGGCATTGCAGACATCACGAAATACAGTGATTCAAAATAAACGTTTAGAAAAGCCGATTGATGGTTGCATCGTCCTGATGACCTACTTTAACAGAAGCTCACATTGTGGGCTTTTTTTTCGTCAACGAATTTTTCATTTGTGTGAAGCTGGAGTACAGCGGATCACATTAGAGCAAGCAAAACCAATTTATAAAAGGATTCGTTTTTATGAGCCAAATCTTAATCATACATAATGCTTTAGATCAGCATGAAAACGAAACGATTCAGTCTGATAGCGTGTTGAAAACGTTTCTAGAAATTCGTGTCAAACATCCGCAGGCACGCATTTTTAAAGGGCATCAACCTTGTGCTGAAACAGATGTGACGCCAGCACGTGATGATAAGCAGGCAATAGCACGACTGCTTGAATCAGATGAAGATTTTTCGATTGTCACTTATCCAGGTGAATTTGCTTCAGCGGTGACTTGGATTGCGACAAAGCTTTTGGGGCAGGCTGTAAAATCTTTGGTAAAAATGCCAAAGATTAATAATGGTACTTCAACAGGCTCCAGTAATAACAACCTATCTAATCCAGAAAACAAACAACGAATCAAAGAGCGTGTGCCTTATATTTTAGGCGCTCCAAAAGCGATTCCTGATTTATTTGCAAATCCTGTACGTTATTTTCAAAATGGCATTGAGGTTGAAGAGTTATTGCTGTGTGTAAGTGAAAATCCCGTTAGGCTTTCAAACTTTAAAGAGGGGGATACGCCAGTCCAAGAGATTTCTGGAAAATCTATCACTGCATATGGATTAAATCAAAGCATTATTGGAACAGATAACATTTTTAAATGGGGTGATACATTTACTGATCCACCATTGGTCGCCAAACAAAATAATTCTGTAAATGGTCAAACGTTGCTTTCACCGAATTCAACACGTTCAGAGAATTCAGATATTTATTTTCAATATCCAAATCTGATTAAGTGTCTAGACTCAAGTACAGTTGATGATTTTGAAGATTTTAATATCAATGAGACGATTATTATTGAGGGAGCCAACTTCGGTATAGCTGACTTAGCAATCACTGGTAGTGTTCAAATTGATAATGTCGCAGAAACAATTGCGATTAGTTCTACACAAACAGCAGCAGGCTATGCGGATTATCGCAAAATCAATATCACCGCAATGTTAATCACTGATCCAGTGAATGGTCAACTTGATTTGGCTGGCTTATATGACATTGAGTCCATTGAATATAGCGGTGGTATCTATACCATTAAACTTTTAAATCCAACAGATACCAATACAAATTTTGCAAATTTGACTCAGGTTGCAACAACCAACATGAGCGCAAATTTAACAGCCAATACCGAAAACATCTATTTAGATGGTGCTTATACTGTGTCAGGTATAGACAGAGCAAATAAGCAACTGTCATTGGTTTCACCAAGTGCAGTGAATACTGACTGGAATAAATTAGCGGATCTCACAGGGCAACAAACTAAAACAGCTCGAATAAAGTTACGTGGTGGTCAAAATAATTATGTAGGCTGGTTCACTACTGATTCGCCACTAGCGAAAGGGCTTTTGCTTAACTTTCGGGCAGGTAATGGCATATATCGTGGTTCAAGCTCACGTACTGTGACAATAGAGGCAGAATATCAACAAGTGGTGAATGGTACACCGACAGGTGCAATATTTAAAAAGTCCATTTCATTGGTGGGTCGTGGTGGAAATAGGGATGTGATTGGTGGTTCGATGTGGATTGATTTTACATTCACTGGTTCTGTTCGCTTTCGAGCACGTCGAACCAATGACAATGGTGATCATGATGATCTGGTTGATGAAACCAAATTCTATCTTGCATATGCCTATCATAAACTTGAAAAATTAGTTTATGACAATCGGGTGCTTGTACGTGCTCGGACTGTAGCGACTTTAAACGCGACAAGTCAGGATTCAAGACAGCTTAATTGTATTGCTGAAAGTTTGGTCTACACCTATCGAGACGGCATTAAATCATCCGAGCGTGTTACCAGTCGTAATATTGCAGATCTTGCGATTGATGTTGCATTGCATCCGAAAATAGGACGTAGAACAATTGATGAAATTGATTTTGAGCGAATTTATGCTGCTGTTGATGAGCTGATAGCATATTTTGGTTCTGAAAAGATGGCTGAGTTCAATTATACATTGGACAGTACCAATACTTCATTTGAAGAAATTTTAAGAATGATGGGGTTTGTGACTGGTTGTCATGATCGACGAGTGAATCGTAAAACTTATTTTGATTTTGAAAGTCCTGAAAGTTTACCGATTTTGTTGTTCAATCATCGAAATAAACAACCGCAGTCAGAGGTTCGTACATATAACTTAACGGTTGAAAATAAGTTCGATGGGATTGAATTAACTTATGTAGATAGTGCTTCTGGATGGATTGAAAAGACTTTAAAACTGCCAAATGAGATGATCAACAATCCGAAAAAGGTTGAAGGCACTGGCATTATTTACACCGAACAGGCGCACATTATCGGCTGGCGTGAGTGGAACAAACTCAAGTTTAGTCGAATCATTGTGAAGTTTGGTGCGTATGCTGAAAGCGATTATGCATTCGTTGGAGACAATATATTGACAACGGATGATGTTCGGCTGGGTGATTGTACAAGTGGTGAAATCCGAGCTTACAATGGCTTAGAAATAACAGTTTCACAGCCATTTACTTTCGATCAATCAAAACAATACTTGATTCATTTACAAATGAAATCAGGATTTATTGATGTGATTAAAGTAAGCCAGGGAATTGATGAATATCATTTTTTACTTGAGCGTCCACCAGTTGAAAATTTTGTGATCGATGGGCAGGTTAAAACGGTCTATTCAGTCACGACGGATCAGAAACTGAATGCACAGCGTTTCATTGTGTCAAAGAAATCAGCGCAGCAGATTTTTGAAAATGAAATCACAGCCTACAACTTTGATGAGCGTTTTTATCGGAATGATAAAGACATCATAAACGATTTAATTTAATTCAGATTAACCACATGCCCCGAATAATCGGGGCTTTTTTATGGGGTATAGAAAATGCCAGGTGTAATTGATCCAGCAAAAGTTGAGCGTGATATTGCCGATATTGGCAAAACTGTAAATGAAGATGTAATCGTAAGTCCGCGCTCAGGGCTTGATTATGATTCTCTACCAAGGCTTGTGCGTTTAGTTTCTGAGAATGGCATGTTCAAACCTTTTGAGACAGAAGCACAATTACTTTCGTATATTCCCGAAGTTGATCCAACAGCTGCCAAGGCTTTAGACACAAAGAAAGTTTGGATTTGGAAGAAAACCAGTGCTGAAGGTGTCGAACCGAAAGTATTTGAGTGGATTGATACAGGTTTAAGTGAAATTGATCTAGCTAAAAAGTACGTGTTGGGAACTGATGTTGATCAAATTATGCCACAGTCAATTCTTGGAGCATATGCAGGAAATATCAATTTAAAATCTGTCGAAATCTTGGGTAATCATGTCAATTTCACGACAGGATATTATATTGGAAAAGATGGAATTTTATTTCCATTCCCTTCAACTAAAATTAGTGATTACATTTCAGTTAAACCTAACGAATCTTTTACGATAAATCCGTCATTGACTTTCGTTGGTGCAGTTTATGATAAATATCTAAATTTCATAGATGTGTTAAGTGGTATAGAGGGTGCTGAAGAAACATTTACAATAAACCAATCTGATGCAGCATTCATTCGTTTTAATGTCAGCATAACAGACTCAACAAAAGTTTATATGAACACTCAACAGACAATTATTCCGTGGCTTGAGAATACGCCCGACAGTATTGTTGATGCGCTACCAATTTTATTAGATCCTAAAAACGCTGGGAACTTATTGGCAGGTGTTACGTATGTCAATGGTGGTTATATTAATGATAAGAATGAAATCATTAATTGGCCAGCATATAAGTACACAAATGAGTTTATAGAAATTCATTCTTCCACACGTTACATTATAAGTTTTGCAGCGATTTATGTTGGAGTTTACTTTGATGAAAATAAAAACTTTATAGGTGCAATAAAGGGCAGTACTGGTGATGGCACAAATAATTATGAGTTCTCAACACCGCCAAACGCAAAATATCTTAAAGTAAATATTTCTAATAGTGATTCTGTACAGTCACTTACATTGAAAAATGCAGGGCTAAGTTTAGTAAATAAATCGGCATGGATGAATAAAAAAATTGCTTGGTATGGTACTAGTATTCCAGCTGGTTATCCGCATTCAAGTACTGATGCTGATCGTGATATTTATTCTCATGCAAACTTAGCAGTACATGACTTGGGCGGGATAATTATCAATAAATGTGTTCCAGCTGGGGGTATTGGACTAGGAGTT